GGAGGTGCTGCCCCTCCGACCAATGCTCCCAAAGCACTTATGATAGCTGTTTCACTATACTCAGAATAATTAAATATACTACAAAGTTGTGTCAATATGCAACAAATCCCCCTTTCGGGGGAAATGTTGTTTTAGCAACCCACTAAGGTCTAGTCAGCAAAGATATTATATCTTAACTTTGATTTTTCCGTCTCTGACCAATCTCATATACTCAAGAGGTTTGGTTGTGCGTAGAACACGGACATCATCAGCAGACAATCCTTCACTTTTAGGAGCTGGTGCTCCACCTGGTTGGTGGAAAAGACTTCCTTTTTTAGGTTCTGGTGCTGGATTTTCAAACAAGAAGATTTTAGCAAGGTCATCAAGGGGTAAACCTTTGCGAGATGGACGTGTAGCAAAGCGTTGGAACTCCTCTTCACGACCAACAATCTTTGGAAATGCGTCAGCAAGTTCCTCGTTGACATAAACAGCGACCTTTTCTTGCCATTCACGGTCATTGTTGAACTTATTGGCATTGTTTTTAATCTCTTGGACTTCCTGTTCAAGAACTTCAGCCTTTTTAATGGCTTTTTGTTCTCCACTAGTCATATCGTCCCACTCTGGGTACTTCTCTTTAAGATATTCGTCTGTAATATCTATTTTCTTATTCTTTTCCTCTTCAGACTTCTTGATTTGCTCACGAAGAACCATAGCCTCTTTTTGTGACTCTTTGGCTTTGGTCTCCCAGTCAATCTCTTTCTTAGAAGGCGTTTTAGGGGTCTTTGGTGGCTGACCTTCCTCACCATCGTCCTCATTTTCTTCGTTTTTGTCACCTTCATCAGCTTTCTTGGCTAGAGCAGCTGCTTTGGCTTCTTCTTCGGCTTGAAGTCTATCTAATTCCTCAGTGTCCACTACTGGTTTTTCGTGGATTTCAATTGTTTTGCTTTTTGGCATTTTATCGTCCCTATTCGGGGTTAGATTGATAATAGATTATTTTAAGAACTTACGTTTGGCTTTCACCTTAGCTGGTTTGACAACTTCCTCAACATTCTCTTCGACAGTTTCTTCCTCAGCTACATTTTCTACTTCTACTTCTTCTTCAGGAACAATTTGCTCATTCACAAATCTCAATTCCTCTTTGGTAAGGTAGTATTTTCTAGCCAAAAGATGAGAAACCTCTTCTTTGGTCAAATCACTCTTATTTAATAATTTTTCAAGAGTCTCTAACTCTTGTGGGTTCAGTCCTTCTGTGTTTTTCATAGTTGGGTTTTATAATACTTTTCTAATGCTAATTTAGCCCTCTCTGGTGAGAAGAGGAAACCTTCAAGAACAAGAAAGTTCTTCAAACGTGCTTTTAGATTGCGGGAGGCTTGACTGTTTTCTTTCGTATCTACCAAAACCTTCTCGATGTTGGTAATCATCTGTCTAACAAAATCCTGTGTATCAGAAATAGTAATCTGTTTACCTTGGATTACCTTCAAATGCTCTTTATATGTTTCGAGTTCGGCTGCATTTAACTGGTCGTATCCGCCTAGTTTTTCGACAACTGAATCTAAAATATTACTCATATACTTCTACTATATCACTACTTCTTTTTAATTGCTAAACCGTTGTGGGTATTTGTGTTGAAGCGGTGGTATCTGGAAGAGGCATAGCCCCTGGAGTGGCTTCGACAGCAGGAATCATTGGATTAGCCATCATTCTTTCCTCTTCGTCCATAATCTCTCTGGTTTCGTCAGGAGTAAGACTTGCAATATCAAGTAGTTTCTTCTTGATGATATTTCCGAGTGTGACATTTGTTGGAAGGAATGATTTGACAGCATTGAGTTTTTGAATCTGGTCAAGGTCTTGTTCTGATTTGTCTTTTTTAGAGATAACCTTGCAAGAATAACCTAGTTTTGATTTCCAAGAAGCTGTGGTGATTTCTTTGGAGAAGACATTGCCGTTATATCCTTGTTTGAACAGTTTGACTCCTTCAATCTCGTCTGCTTGAGCTTCCATCAGTTTGATGTATTTTCTACCAATGTTCAACCAAGCCTGTTTGTAGAAAAGAGACATTGATTGAATACGGTCAAGAGCATTACCAGCCAATAGTTCGACCTCTCCAAGAGTAATCTTCTTTTGTTCTGAGACACCTTGGGTAATTGCCGTAGCAGCAGAAGCCTTTTCAGCCACCTGGACAACGAAGTTAATCTCTTCTAAGTTGCCTTGAAGTTCTGGAATCTCAATTGACTTAATCAAATCGTTTGGATTACCAGGGATAGGATACCAACCCCAAGCCTTCGGTTCAAATGTTTGTGGAACAAACGCTCCATCTTCACCACTCAAACTTGAGTTGTAGTAGTTCATTCCGAAGTTTCTCATTGTTCTGTTTTCCACAGTTTGAGAGAACCAAGAGTTTACAATCTTATTTGCTGGACGCACAACGTCAGCCACAGAGTCATTCCAGAAGTCTGCGTTTTCCACATCTTCTCCCCAAGACTCAAATATATGATGATTCCTCCAATAGTGATTTGTCTTGTTTTGAGGGTCAATAACATTTTCAAGAGTATCAGCAAAAAGTATCTTTCTATCTGTTCCCTCGACACCCTTCATCGCACCAGAAACAGTGAAAATGATTTCTTCTTGCTCGATTTCGGGATTGTAAACTTTAATGAAACCTTCTTGCATTTGTACTAGGGTTTGTCCTAGTGCTGGGTCATCAACCATTGTGTCTCCCATTTCTCTTGCTGCGTCATTCTTTACTCTCAGCTTCTCTTCATTTTCGGAGGCAACTACCAATCCTTGCTCTGTTTTGAAGAAGTCTTCCAACTCTGCAACAACATCTTGGTCATACATCGAGTTTAGTTTCATATCCGAAAGAGTCTCGAATATGTTGTCTTGAACCAAGAAACCAGCGGAGTCTATGTCCGTTGGGTCAAAGTAGCGTGGAACACGCATATCTCTTGGGTCAACAATGTAGATTTTTACTTTACCACCAGACACATTTAATTTCTCAAATGTTCTACCAAAAATCATCACTTGTTTCTTGTCAACGACATCTTTCAAAAGTAAATGGTTGTCTTCTACGACAACATCAGACCAGTAAAGATTATAGAAAAGCTCACGTTGTTTGTCGTTATCGAGATTTGTGAACTCAAGGTCAATGAAGTCGTCAATCTTAGAAAGAAGTGTCTTGATGATTTGCTTCATCAAAGGCATATTTACACTTTGGCGTTGAGTAAGACGGTTGATAATAACCTTATCACGGTAGAGTTCGTAGTTTTCTCTCCAGTCGTCGTGTTTGCGTTTCTGAAACTCCCAACCATCATTTGCGTCCTTGTTGAGAATAACCTCAAGTGTTTCAATATCTATTATCTTGTCTGTCAGCATATCTAGGAATATATCACTGTTTCTTTTTTAATATGGATTTACACCACCAAATCCAACTCCCGCTGGTGGCATTGAGAATCTTTTGGGTTTATCAAGCTCAAAATAAGCTCTCATCATCATCATATCGGACAAATCAGGAGACCTACCAAGATTTTCTTTGACCTCTTCTTTCCCAATTATCTGCAAAGTAGTGACATCATTGGTTATTTTGCGTCTTATTTGCCCTAGTTCCTCAACCAATAGGTCTCTTTCGGCTTCTGAGATTTCTGCTGAGACAGTTACCCCGTGATTATTTACCTTTCCTGCGAAGATGTAAGAGCACTGGGTCTTCAAATTACGATAGTTTTCCTTTTTTAATTTACTTCCGTCGACTGCTGTTGGTGTTTGAATAGCTGATGAGTTATTTACAAATCCCTTGATACCCCTGAGCGTATCAACAACGCCACCACCAACACCGTCCTCATCAACAATGCAATGACTGTAGGGTATTCTATGCTCTCCCAAAAGGGTTCTGATGTCTGTTGATGTGGTATCTATCCCTTGGTGCTGTTTGGTGATGATTTTAATTAAATCCCAACCTCTCCATATTCCATAAACTATTCTGTCTGAGCCGAATCGTGCAATATCCCCAGTCAAATACATATCAGTCGAGAACTCTGGTGGAGAAGTAAACATATCAATTATGCTGTCATATCCGATTAAAACAGTATCCTCATCATCATATTCCCAGATTCCATCTCTCAAACGAGCCTTGGTGATTGGGTCACTGATTTCATTTAGCGACTTGCCATATTCCACCGCTGTGAACTCATTATCCATAAACAAAGCCTGGGTAAAAGAGTATTCTTTGGGTAGGAACTTATCTCTCCACGGCTTATAAAAGATACGATACAGCCAGTTTTTTGTTGGGTTAAATGTCAAGAGAAACTTTGGGAGAGCCAAGCCAAACTCAAGGTTCTTCCATCTTCCAATACGAGACTTGAGAACATCAAAAGCGAGGAAGTGCCATTCACCCACCTCTTCTCCCCACCCACCTGTGTATTCAAGAGAGCCAAAGCGTTCAAACATAGGGTCAGAAGGTTTATAGTCAACATCAAGCAAGTCAATGCGTGAGCCGTTTGTGAACTCGATATAGTTATACTTTCCGTCCAGTTTCCAATCAGTCTTAGGTATTTTGTGGTAAGCACACACCTTCGTCCAGGTGACATAGGTTGAACCCATCAATCGTTTTAATTCTTTACGACCAATAAACCACTTACTCCCTGGGTAGCGATAGCAGTTCATCAAGAGCCATTCGCAACCAAGCCAGGTCTTTCCACCACCAGCTCCTCCACCAAAGCCAATGAAGCGAGTGATGTCATCAAAGAGTTTCTGGTAACAAAGCCACTGTTTAGGCTGTGGTGTGATTTTTACTGTAATAGGAATCATATCTCCCCTCTCATTTTGGCTTTATCAAATGCCTCTATTGCTTTATTACAGACCTCACAATACTCGTGAGCACCGTGAACAACAGTGCCGTGCATAATCATTCCATCTTGGAGCATTACTCTCTGCTTGGCTTCTCTGACTATCTTCTTCTGCTGGATAGCCTTTGCCTCTTTATAGCTCCCTCTCTTCGGGTATTTCATATTCCTAAAAATGTTGACAACTTAACGGGTTGGTAGTTTGTTTCCTCAATCGAAAGCAATTTATGTTTAGGGGTGATATTTGCTAAATCAATCTTAGTTCTCTCTTCTTCTCCTTCTACTAAAAATATTCCGTCTTGAAGTCGGTGAAGGGTATTGTGGAAATGTCCGTGGATATTCAAATCAAAATGTCCTGATATATACATCAATTCAACAACATCTCTGTCCTTTTGTGGTGTATGAGAGAAAAGTATATTTTTTCCGAAGAACTTTCCTTGAAACTTTGCACCCACAAAATCCCAACCGTGCTTCAAATACCACGACCTTGATTTATGGTCGTGATTACCAAGAACAAGCCATTTCTTAAAAGGAAGTTCTGCAAGTCGTTTGTGCCAATACTCATCTTTACCGATACAAATATCTCCAAGGTGAATCAATACATCTTCTTTGGGTATTTGGGATAATCCCTTCATTATCATTTCTTCAAATCCAACAGGACGACCACAATACAGTGGCATTTTATCGTGATTAAAATGGGTGTCCGTAATCAGCCAGAACTTCATTTCTTTTGGTCTTTTGATACAAGCACCACACTACCTCCAAATAGCCTTCTGAGTCGTCTGAACGCCTTTCTGTCCACAGTGAGCGTTGGTTTATTGTGCGGATTACCTTTGATTCTACTTGGTTTAGTCATAGTGGTTTGTTTAAGTTGGTAATGTCTTTAATTTCAAAAATAGCCTCAACATCTCTCCACTCGCTTTTAAGAAAATCTCTTAATAATCCCTTTGTCCTGAAAGCATAAGCTCCATTTATATCCAAATCACCCTTGAAAACAACAAGATATTTCATTCTCTTTCGCATATCCTTATTGTCAAAGTCGTAACCATTAAACTCCTTCTTCCCTCCTTCTATTTTCTGTTTCATTTTGTTAAATCTATACCAGCTTGATAAGCGTAAAGTAACAATGTCATCACATTATCACCGCATTTAGGACATCTCCAATCAGCCCGACCATATCGTTTAAGGTGTTTGAAGTCGTGATTGAAGGTGTCGCACTTTTCTTTACTCATCTTCTTTTTCTGTTGGTGGTAATATCGTGAATCCAACCACACTCTCACCCTTGGAGGTAATGTCTGTCTCAGTCTTGTCTTTCCAATCAAAGTTATTCTTTGCGTTAAATATCAAACCAGGTGTAAATGTCGCTTTATCGTTCATTCTTCTCTCCACATCAGCTTCTACCTTACTTCTTGCTCTTTTTATAGCGGGAAAAAACTCCTTTGTATCTGCATAATTTAACAAACTTCTTCTGTCCATTCCAAGCCAATAGGCCAGTCCACTCATCGTATATGGTTCAGGGTCAGGAAGGGTTAGTGTTCCGAGTTTCTCACTCTCGACAGTCTTTATCTTTGCGTCACAAAAAACGAAATACTCATCAATCTTATCTTGGAACTTTTCAACTTCTGTCTTCTTATATAAGCGTGGTCTTCCACCAGCGTGTTTCTTTTTTGCTGTCATTGTCTTTGTAGAGGTTTGGATTTCTCCGTTTCTATTACTTTCAATATAGCACGTTGACGATATCGTTTCCAATTTTGCTTATACTTCACTCTGTCCTTTATATCAATCCAAGTATCGTGAGTATTCTCCTTAGTTGGGTCTGGGAAAAGAGTAACGACAATTTTTGGTAAATCTTCAAATCTTAGTTTTTCCATTTTTTCTCTGTGTTTTTTTACTTCGACAATCTTGACAAACCTCTTGGCTAATGGCTCGAAACTCCAATTTACACTCTGGGCATACCTTCCACACGCAGAGTCGTTCCTTCTTTCTCTTTGGTATTGTGGTCAGACTTGGAATGATTGCATTTTTCAAAGACAGTTTTTCGCTGTATCTGAAAGAGTTTCCAAAGCTCATTATTGCTTAATTGTTCTGACTAGATACCCAGTATCCTTGCAACCGCAATAAGCACAACCACTACCGTGTATGGTCACTCCCAATGGAACAATCACATCGCCTACTGTTTGGCAATTGCTACAGTAAACAGTGCAGCTTAATCCTTTTGATAGCTCTGGTTTCTTTGTGAGCTTCGCTATCTCGCTCTCAAGACGCAATCTCTCTTCTTCTGATTTTTGTAATTCAGCCTTGAACTGGTCTCTTTTGTTTTTGTATGTTTTTGTCATTGTCTTTTTCTAAAACTTTTGATAATTCCTTAAAAAAGGTCATTTGGTCGAAAACTATTTCACCTCGAAATAATAGTCTCATCGCCATATAAAATCTGAGTAAGAACGATTCTACGACGTGGATTACGAGTGTCTGATTTGTTTTTATCATTATCCTTTGATATTTGCTAATGGGGTGAGTTCCACGAGAATCTTCACCAAGTCTTTTTGGTTCTCCATTACAGTGTCGATTGACTTGTATGCTCCTGGTGCTTCTTGCAAATCCTCTGCATTTCTTGGTTGTCCGAGTATTCCTTCCATCTTTGCCTGTTCGTCTGCCAGGTTTAGGGTTCTGATTGCTTCACCTCTACCCATTTTTCTACCAGCCCCGTGAGAACAGGACTCAAATGACTCTTTATTCCCCAATCCCTCGACAATATATGATTTTGTTCCCATCGAACCAGGGATAATACCTACAATTCCTTCTCTTGCGAGAGTTGCTCCTTTACGGTGGACTAAGACATTCTTTCCAAAATGATTCTCGAGCGAAGCATAGTTATGGGCAATATTTATCATTATGTCGCTACTATCGAAGTCTGGGACTTCTTTTAAGAAACAATTAAGGATATTCTTCATCATCAATTTGCGATTAGCCAATGCAAACTCTACACAATACTGCATTTCGCTCATATATCTTTTACCCTCTTCACTGTCTAGTGGTAAGAAAGCTAGTTCCCAGTTCTCAGGAACAGAAGATTGCCATTTGGCGTTTAGTTTTTTAGCCACTTCGTTGTAATAATTAGCCACCTTGAAACCTAGATTTCTTGAACCAGAGTGAATCATTACCCAAATATGTCCATCGTTCCCCTTTTGTATTTCAATGAAATGATTTCCGCCACCAAGAGTTCCGATTTGAGACAATGCGTTTTGGTATTCTTGAAAGATAACGGGGTAATCTTTAGGTAAGTCTTCCATATGTCCAAAGAACCTTGGCATTAAATCTTCATCTTGTTTCTTTGCTTGGTGAGAGAAACCAACAGGAACAACTTTTCTTATTTCACCCATAATTGCTTTGAGTTGGTCTTGAGAAATCTCGGTTAGGTTCGTTTTTACTGCACACATTCCACAACCAATATCCACTCCAACAGCATTAGGCACTACGATTCCCTCAGTCGCCATTACGCCCCCGATTGGCATACCATAACCCTGGTGAGAGTCTGGCATTAAGGCAATATGCTTGAAAACAAAAGGTAGATTGGCTAGATTTTTTGCTTGAGATAGAGCACCTTCTTCAAGGTCAGTCACCCACAATTTGATTGGTTTCTTTTCGCTTGAAATTACGTTAATCATTTTGAGGAACTTTGAATTAGTAAAACCAAACCGACAATAATCAAGACTAATAAAACTAGAATTAAACTAAGCCAAATTGGCGAGAGAACCCACCACCAACTCCAATCAATAACGTGAGTTAATTTAAGTCCGACAAATAAAACCGTAAGAAGCCCTGTAAAACCTATTCCGCCTGACGATGTGTTGTTATTACTCATTGTATTGAAAATAATTGTTAATTTTAATCGCTTTTTTTACTTGCCTCACTTATTCCTTTTTCCATAGTGGCAACCTTCTCTGCTAGTCTGTCCACTTCTTCTGAAGAAATTAAGAATCTGATGTGGTTTTTGTCAATACGCTCTACGAAGAAACGACTCACTCCTGGTGGAAGAAACATTTGCACTGCTTTTATACGATTCGTTCTACTTAGGTAAATAGGTGCAGTTCCGAGAAACTTTGGGTCTGGGAGCAATGGTTTGCCATATTTATCTACAGCCTGAATAGTATCAACAGGAACTTTAACGTCTTCAACTGGTTTTAGTGTCTTTTTCATCTACTTTTTCTTCTTTTTTATAATGGCAACGACCACAAGAAATCATTTCAATCAGCCACTTACCCGCTTTTGGTAGTCCGCATTTGGGACAAGTAACAACCCGATACCCCTTTGCAATCTTCTTTTCAATAGGTGAGAGTTTCTTTTTCTTCATTTAGTTTTCTTAGACTTTGAAGATAAACGAGAATATCTCTTAATTTTGAGTGGTTTTGTACTTTTCTCAGGTTTAGCTCTTTTTACTTCTCCACATCTCTTACAAGTATGAGTAACTTGTCCCAGAATAAGATTGGCAAAAGAGGACATTCCCCAAAAATCATCTTTATATTTTCTCCACTGATGTCCTTTATGTTTACAGACTTGTTCATTTATCCACTGAACAATATCTCTGAACCCGAACTCGAAATCAAAATGTATTCTCATTTATAGTTGTATTGTTTTAATATGTTAAGGATAGCGTATCCAAAAGTGTTTGTCAAGTCATTTCAACTGCCTACAACGCTTCGTATATGCCACTGCCTCAGACCTGACGGCAAAGTAACCCCTGTCGAGCAATATCTGCACTCCTTCTTCAAAAGAACTGACGACGTATTCTCTCCTGCGAGTATCAGCCTCCTCGTGATTTTTAATTCTTCTTCGATACTCTTTTTCCTGTTTTCTTTTACAGTAAAGACAGAGATTTGAATATCCATTTGGATAATTGATGTTTTTAACAAACATCTTCAAAACTCTTTTTTCTCCACAACGAGTACAGTGTTTGGAATCCATATCAGAAGGGGATTGTGAAGAAGGTCTTTTTCCTTTCGCTGACCGCAGTAAGTTCCCTTAAAACGACTATCAGCCCTGGGTGATGGGCTGATTCTACATTTGAAATAAACTTTGTGTGTGAGAAGTTTTCAAACCTCTGTTGTGATTTATTGAAGATGAGAGACGTTCCCACTTTTATATCCCCATAGTCTCTAATTACTCGATAAATAATCACCGTAAAATAATAATAACCCCCATTCTCTCGCTATGTCAAGCAATCTTCTCTATAACGAGCTTGGCTTCATCAAAACCCTTTGCAACAGCCGTCACTGTTTTTTTCCCTTTGAGTAGCTCCAACCATATTTTTTGGTCAGGTGACACAGTTCCGCCTGTTTTTCTTTTCATCTCCATAAACAAAATCTGGGTTTTTGTTATCACTAGGTAATCTGGTATGCCTGGTTTAACCCCCATTCTCTTATTTTTAATCTTTGTTCCCCAGTTTTTAGTGAATGTTTCCTGTGGAATGTGAGTGTAGGCAAGAATCTTACCTTGGGTCTTTAATATCTCCAGATAAGTAGCTAATACAACACACTCGTCATATTCCAATGGCGAATTATTTGCCATTTTCGATTATTCCGTAGTTGAACTCATAACCAGCCATCTTCAAAATAGGAGTAACAACACGATTAAGAAAGGTGATTGTCGACTCAAGAATTATTTTTTTCATATTTGTTTGCTTTAATAACGTTACATCTTTGACAAACGATTTGAAACTCTGCGTTTCTATCGAACTCTCCCGTGACTGATAGAGGAACAACGTGGTCAAGGGTTGCCATATCATACGAGTCGTGGTTTCCGTCAAATCTTAAAACCATATCTTTATTGCAAAGTTTACATTTTCCCTTTGCCTCTGCAAAGAGAGTCGCTATTTTCAAACGACCCTCTTTTTGTTTTCTCCAATTTCCGTACTGTCTTCTAGCTCTGTACCTTGCCAGGAGGGTAGGATTTGTCTCATCTCTTATCGCCATTCTCGACATTTTCTCAGTTCTGTTTTTAAGGTGTTCAAGTTTTGGGTAAAAATGTTTTCCCCCTCTTTTCACTTTTATTCCTCTTTTAATAAATAGGCGTTTGATACAGCCTTAAATGACAACCTAGACCCACCGATTTTTTGTTCAATCTTAGGACGGATAACCACACCTTCTCTCAACACCTCTGGGTTCAACAAACTTTTTCCATCAGCATAAGAAAGTATCTCGTCAACAGTCTTGGAAAGAGAATAGTTTTCATCAACGATTGGAACAGTCTTCACACCTATTGCTTCGCACATTCCAATAAAATCTTTGTAGTTCAAATAGAATCCTCCAGTGATGTTGTAGGCGTTAAAACAATAAATGTCTTGCCCCACCTGTTTTAGTGGATTTCCCTGGATTCCTTCTCCAATTAACTCACACTGGATTGCCCAACCATCTGGAAGTTTGTTTGCGAGGTCATACTTCTTTGCCATTCTCCAAGGCAATACGTCGCTCTCACTTAATTCCAAATTACGGCTGCAAACTCCAAATACCATATCCTTTTTGAAGAAAGTGGTCGATGTTCCGTCTAGTTTCTCGGATACATAATACCCAGAAAGGACTTCAGACATATTTTGGATACGTTCTTCGTCTGTTTTTGGAATAAATGAAGGGAAGAATCCTTTTGCCTTACCAGCTAATTCTGCGGGAATTGGAATATCGTATTTCAATACTCCTAAAAAATCAGTAATGTCTGTTCCAGTTTCCAGTGGAAGTAATGGTTCTGAAGAATATGTCACGAGGTCTCTTATCGGCATTACTAAACCCTGAGATAGTTGTCCACGAAGTTTGATTGTTTTTAGGCGAATACCGTCAACCTGTTTACCTTCCACAATCATTCTCTTTTTTGAAGAACCACTCAGTAAAAACTCAAATGGAGGGATAATTGGAAGAAAAGAATCAATTTCAAAATAGATACAACTGTCGCCAACTTGAAACTCATCTTTCTTTGACACGACCCACCAGTCACGGACACGGACAGATTCAATTCTGTCCGCTCCTTCGATTGGTCTTTTTTCTAAAATTGTTTCGATTGTTGCTAGTTTTCTCATTTTGTTTTTTTATTAGCTTCCCTGTTAATCGCCTCCGCTGTGTTTAGGGACACATTCACGGTACTGAAAATCTTGTCAATCGCTGTCATCAAAACTCCATAACTCACTTCTGACAATGGTTGTGTCAATATAATTTCGATTTCGCACTTATTGTCATAATCTACATAACGCTTTCTAACAATTTCTGTTTTACTTGTCATTTACTTTGAAAGATTGATAAATGGGACAGTCCCACCAGGAATCATTTGGACTGGTAATACCCCATTCCACTTCTGAATGGCTTGTAGGGCAACGTAGTCAGCTCCACCTTGGGAATTGATAGCTTCAGCCTGGATTTTAATGGTCTCGGCTTGAGCTTTAGCGGAAACTACCTGTTGCTCGGCTTCATACTTGATTCTCTCCAACTTGTTTTTACTGGCAAGAGCGTCCTGTTCAGCGACAACTTTAGCCTCAATAGCCTTGTCAAAAGAGTCAGAGAACTTGAAATCAACAATACTGACGGCTTCAATAACAAATCCTCTTGATTCGAGTTTCTCTTTGATGTGAATGTCCATCAAATCCCTAACGGAAGCTCTTTTAGTGATGGTCTCTTCTGCTGTAAACTGAGCAGTGGACGCTTTAATTGACTCTTGGATTGCTGGGTCAATAACGGTCTTTTCAAAATCCTTACCAATTGTCTTGTAAATGTCACCAACTCTGGTTGGGTTGATTGAGTAGTTCACCGCCACGGTTGCGTCGATGGTCTGAAGGTCTTTACTTGCTGAATTAGCCTTAGCTTCGTGTTTCTGGGTCTTCACATCAATTGATACAACACTTTCTACAAAAGGGGTTCTGACACTAATGCCTTCTTCGGCTATCCTTGATACTTTACCGAATTGAAGAACTACACCTCTTTGACCCGCATTGATAATTACTATCGGATTGAGAAGAAGAAACAGGATAAACGCCCCAAGAGCAATTCCACCCCATTTAATCAGTCTCCACATTTTTTTATTGTCTTCGTCGTACATATACTTTTATTTTTAATAATTTAGAACAAACTAGCCTGTTTAGGAATTGATAACGTGTCGAAATGTTCAGAAAGAATAAGGTCGAAGTTTTTGGTTGAGACACTTGTTCCGTTATATCCCAATCTCTTTCTCCAAACCTTACTCAATCTCGCTCTCTCAATAAATATTTTCTTCTGCGTAGGAAGCAACCTCATTTCGACATTTTGAATGGTTGCACGAATACGCTTAATATTATCCTGAGTAGGTAAACCATACAAGGAAACAAATTGGACACTATCTTCTCTTAATCTCTCAGGATAATACCTTTTCCATAATTGAATCATCAGAGCGATGTCAGAGTCTCTTGTCTCTGGAAAGAAGCTGAGGATTGATTCAACCTGGTCTTTTAGCTCCATTTTATTTGCAATTAAATAATTTACGGAGTTTGTTGGCAAAGTCATTAGCCACCTTTTTAGCTGTTTTTTCGTCTGTGTTGTAGAAGTCAACGGAAGCGACTCTGGTTTCTTCACCTAGACAGTTGAGCCAGATACACCAGCTACCACAGCAATTTTTAACGGATACTTTTAGAACTTTTGATTCAAGTTCTGCTTTTGGTTTGTTGTTTAGTCCAAACATATTTTTTTATAATTACTAATAGATTCGGGTGGAAGAATCGCACTCCCAATCGTCAAGTTACCACGCTTAACGGTTTTTCTACTTAAACTACCCGACTTAGAGGTTTATCTTCCCCGACCTTAATCAGGGAAGTAAGCTACTAAGATACGTCTTCAGCCAAACTCTTCATTTCTTGCATAAAGTTTTCTTTTTTAAGCAAGGCTTCCTTTGAGACGTTGATAAACTTGTCCATCTTTTCGTTGTAGTATTCTTCGTCTGAAAGTTCTGACTCATCGGCAATCCAGTTCAAGCGAATAAAGTAGCGAAGTTTTTGTGATTTAGTTAGAGGCTTCTTGTTTTCCATTTTCTTTATCAGCGGTAAATGATAATGATTCCGACTCTGTTACTTTGGCTTTCCCAGTCTCTACTTCGTGTTCCTTCAAGACTGCCATTTCCTCTTTGAAGTTATTTTCTGCGTCTGTGATGACAGAGGTATATTGGATTGTCTTTCTCTTAACGATGGTGAATCTTCCTCCTGCATATTTCATTGGCAATTCTACTGACCTTAGAGAACCAAGGAGTTCATCTTTTAATGCGTCGCACTCTTTCTCAAGTTCGGCTATCTTCTTTTTGTTATTGGCGTATTGTGTAAAGTTATCCATAATCTTTAATAAATATTTTCTGTAACCTCTTCTACCTTTTCGGGTTCTGCGTTTCTAACAGGTGCGTCACCTCTGTCGATATCTGAAGGCATATAGTCGTCGTTGATTTTGTTTGGGTCGTCAACAAAGTGTCCATCTGTCTGTCTACCTTTGTACCAAATCTTTGCTGCCTTGCTCGTGGTTGTTTCGTTTGGACAAAAATAATAATCTTTTCCAGTGGCTTTACTGACAGATTTCGCAACATTGCATTTGTGTTCTTCGCAATATGCTCCACCTTCTACTGGCTCTTCTTTAACACTAGGGGCGGTTGTTTTTGGTGCAACTGGGGCTTTCTTTGTATCCCCTTTTGTGTTGTCCATCGTATCAGCGTCCTTTGTGTCATCAATAGCGAACAAACCATTTAGGGCATATTTACGGGCGTATGAAGAAGCAGTACCAGTAATTTGTGAATCGTCCATTCCTTTTTTATCAAATGACTCTCTGGCAAAAGCAGTATTTGAAATAGCAGCTAGTCCATCGGTTATGTTGGCTGTTGCCTTGATGTAATATCTGTCCCCGACAAGAACGACATCATCACCAATAGTGAGGACGAGTCCTTTTAGAAGTGGTTTGACTGATTCCAAGATGTCTTCACAAGAGCGGTATTTGTAGTGACCGAACTCGTTTGTCTGTCCTTTGGGTGCTTTAAGGGTAGATTGTATTTCTGATAAGCGAGAATATATTGTTTTTGTTTCCATTTTATTTAGTTACTTTGATTCTAATAATTCCGTCGGTAGAGTTGAGGAGCTGTTCGGAACAGGAGTCGTCCATTATCCAAACGTGTGTTTGTTTTTGGATAATTTCATTTCTTTTCTTTTTATCGTCGAGAGTCATTTTTGTGGCAATCCCAAGTAGGGTCACTATAAAAATGATTGGCAACCAGAAAGAAACTACTGGATTGCTTTTCTTTGTTCGGAAATAATCTTCCTTCATTTTTTGTTTGTGGTAAATAATAATTCTGTCCGTCTAGTTATAGTATAAAGATATCGTTTGTATATTGTCAAGTAGCAGTTTTAGTTCAGTTTTACAATTCCTTTTGGATAATATTCCAAATGCAAATCTTTTAACTTGTTGTACTGATTCGACCACTGTTGACCAAAAGTATCAAACATTATTTGTCTTGCTTCTTTGTGGGTCTTTGCTGAAATCTCAATGATGTAATCTTTATCAACGGTTACGTTGTCAAGTCGGTGGGCGTGTGATTGTCCAAGGGTAAAATATGTTTTCATAGGTTAATTTTTATCATTGCAATAATATTCGTCGTGATATTTTGGACAAACATCGGTTCTCCAAAAATCCCAAAGCTCATCTTCCTCTTTTTCATTCAAATAATCCATCGCTAATTGTTGAATGTCATAATCTTCAGAGTCAGCAAGTTCAAACTCTTTAGATTGTTCTTGCAAACTGATTATCTCTGCATTTTTTCCAGAGATTATTCCGTCGTATTTATCGGTTAAAGAAACCAAATCAACTGGTTTATAGTTTTCTATCTTTGAGGATATTTCAGCAAATCCCCAAGTTAAGGTTAAAAGGAAATAAACGACAGCAAATCCTATAAAAAATTGTTTCATAGTCTTTTACAGTTTTCTCTGGTAATTTCCTGCAACGCTTCTTCTTTGGGGTCAATGTAGTTCTTTATTTCGTCTGAATGTTCAGCAACACTGTCAATCAAGGCGGAGACCAGTTTATCGGAGTCTGGAGAATCATCTACCCATTCAGGGTTGTATTGGTTAATGGCAGTCACTATCAGCTCACGGAGGTTTTGTTTTTGTAGTTCGTTCATTTTATTCGCCATTGTATTGGCGGTGGTAAGTAATAATTTTGGAGACTTATTTTTGCTCTTCTTTTTTCTTTGCTTGAAGTAATGTGTAACGAATAAATGAGGCTGTGGACATACCTAGTTCTTGTGCTTTACTATCCAACCAATCTTTAAGCTCGACACCTGGTTTGAAATTGAATATCTTGCCAGTTAGTTCATTTGTTTTCTTCATATACGATAGTATAACACTATCAAATAACTTCTGTCAACTAGCAGTTTTATGCCTACAAAAGAAAAACAGACATTTTTTCTGCAATATCTTTGTTTTCTTCAGGAGTCATAGTCTTCGCACCCATCTTCAAAAGTTTGGCTCTTATTTCGATAACCTTCATCTGAGCAGTATCGTTTTTCTTTTTAGCCTCTAGCCACCTTACTCTGAACTCCTCAATTTGTTCCTCGGTTGTTTTAGGTTTTTCTTCCATAAGAAATCATTGGTGATAATTTGGAACGCATTTCGTTAAAACGAGCCTGGTTGGCTTTACGCTCTTCCAGCGACAGCATTGGTTCATCGTTCAAAACCGTATTTTGAATAATTCTTTTTACCTTTCCAGTTTTTATGTCTCTGTTAATCCAATTTCTTATCGTCAGATACCAATTAAGCATTTTGTTGCCTTTACCGTTGCTCCAAGCGTCTGCTTGTTCACAGTAATCCTCAACTGTTTTCAATGGGACTTTTAAGTTATCCACAATTTTATTCTTTTCGTCATCAGTCAATCCTTTGAAGAAAATCTTAGTGACTCTCTCTGTCTTTTGTATATTGTCTTTTGTATTGTCTTTTGTGGGTATGTCTTTCAATAACGATTTGTTATCACTTTTGATAACAGGTGTTATGTCTTTCAATAACTTTTTATTTGTTATGTCTTTTGATAACTTTAGCCACGAATCGTAATGTTTGTTAAACTGATAATATCCCTTTTTAGGCATAATTATTATGCCTTTCAATAACAATCCCTTTATTGAAGCGATTATGTTTGGCTTTAACACCCCAGTAACCTCTACAAATTGGGAAAGTGAAATCCTGTCCATTTTTTTATTGAAACCATAAGTCTTTGCCAAAATACAATCCAACACTTGCCTCTCCACCCCAGGGATACGATAACGACAAAGTTCTCTCCAAACCTCATTGGCTATCTTGATATATCCATTCTCAAGTTGAGGATTTACCATTTTCCTTTAATACGCAATAAAGCCACTCCTCTTACCACAAAAAATGCTACTCCCCTGTGGGGAAGAATGGCTTTACTGTTTACTAATTGGAAGTTTTTATAGAGTAGCATTACTTCACTTTAGACCCTAAAAAACTCTTTGTCAAGTCGTCAGTTACCCAAGTTTCTTGAAGTAGTCAGCAAGGATTCCGTACAATGCAAACAAGGCAACGAGACCAGCTGCTTTTATATCAACACCCATACCAAGTTGGGCGAAAAATATTGCTAAAACTGGAGCGGTGAACTTCAATAAGTTCATCAGGAACTTGTTAAGGGCTATCTTTCTTGTTTTCGTCATTTTATTTTTTGTTTGATAATTTTCGTTCCGACCAAAACTTTTTCCAAGCATACGAGAAAAGTTGAGAAGAAGTAAACTTGTCGATGGTGTTTGTCAGTGCTGCTTCGTAACGACTCTTGTATGGTTTGTAATAATTCAAATCTACCACTAATTTTTGATTCTCTTCTACTAGCAGACCACGCTCTTTAGTGCCAGAGGCGATGTCTTCCTTATAAAGCACGATGTCACCCTCTAAATCCTTCACCCTTTTGGTCAAATTAGTTAGGGAGGTTTTCAAAGAGGTAATTTCTTCTTTAAGTTTTGCCGTGTCTTCTGCTGTTGTGTCAATAACAGGAGGGTCAAATGGGACATTAAAAGCCTTGCAGATTGCCCTTCCTAGTCCGTTTGCGATTAAGTCAGTGTTTGCCAGAAGAACTGAGTCGTGCGGGTCAATAGACTGTCCCATCTCAACGAGGACGCAGGGGGTTTTGGCAGATAAATATTGCCACATATAATATTTCTTTGTGTTTTCATTTGAGTGACTCACATATTTAATTCCGACCTCTGGAAAATAAGTTGCGTTTATGACATCACAAATCCTCTTACTTTCAGAATTGTTGTCATCGAGAGATGGGTCTGGATAGTCAGCAAAGCCTGAACCACCGTCAGCTGGGTAGTCCATATCGCAGTGGAGTGCAATAAATAGAGAATAATCAACCTTCGTTACCATTAAGTCGTTATTTGCGAACCAATCTGTTTGGTAAATCTCGAATCCTCTGTCTCTTAAAACTGTCGCAAGTCTATCGGTTATTCTTTTGTTTGTTGCTTGTTCGTTTGGTGCTCCTCCGCCTGGTTTATTCCAGTGTCCTGATTGAATACATATTTTCATATTTCTTTTCCTTTGTGGGCAAAATTAGTGATTTGAACTCCAAGCCACATTCCTAGTACATAAAATATCGTTACTAATAAAATGGTGGCAGACCCAGCTAAGGGTTGTTCCATTGTTTTTACGTTTCCACTGACAATAATTGGGGTAATACGAGATATGTTTGTTAGAAGCAAAATGAAGGCATAGGAGAATAAAACCAAAACACCTTTTTTAACCTGTCTCAAAATACCATCATAAACAACTGCTCCGACAAATATACCTATTGTTGTCGTAAACGCCATAGCCAACCAGAAAAAATTATCGCTAATTACATAATCCAATGAGGCTATAAAGTAATTCATTTTTTGTTTCTGGGACAACCCTCAACTGCCTCGTCCATATCTTCAACAAGGACGGCTAGTGCTGTGACCCTATCTACTAATTTCCTGTTTGTTTCCTCAAGACTTTCAAGTTTTTTCTCAAACCTAAACAATAAGTAACAAGCTACCGCTACTGGGAATCCGAAGTTTGATAGTATGGTAGTAAATTGTTCCATTGATTAACTGAATATATCAGACTTATTTTCCTCCATAGTATTTCGAGATTTCTTCTCTAGGATAATATTTTCCCCAAGCGTCACCCTCATCTCTCGAGGCGTTCCATTTGTTTAGATAACCTTTGGAAATCATATACATAGCTGCTTTAGCATTTAGTTCTGGGTCTTCTTTTGAAGAATTAACTGGGACAACTTTCCATCTTTGAAGGTCTTTCCAAGTAGCGTCGTTAATCATAAACAGTCCAGCTGCCGAAGAATAAGGAAGTTTCTTGCCATTTTTCTGAATTGTTTTGTTGTCGAATCCTCCTTTGAAAGCAGAGTTAGTAGGATTAAGTTTACTTTCAGCGTAGGCAATATCGATTGCCAGTCCTTTGGGAACTCCGTAGGTATCGGCATATTTGGTGATGATATTAACAACATCTTGTTTCTTTCCAGAAAGTTTTACAGCGTGAGGATTTCTTGGTTCGATTGTTGGAGTTGGTTCTACTTTTTTAGCCTCTGTTGGCTTTTTATTCCAACCGAGCAAGTCTTTACCTTCCTCATTTAGTTTGTCTATTTTAGCCCTGAAAGAGTCAGTTCCGTCGGGAGATATAAGTTTTGACTTTTCTTTTTTTGTTACCAATTTAGATAGGTCATCAATTTCTTTATTTATTTCGTCCAATCTTTTGCGTTGTGCTTGAGTTAGTTTGACATCGGTTTCGGCAGCCATTGCTTGTCTTACCAGGTTGAAAGATTGTTCGTTTTTATATTTTAGTTGGAGTTTTTCTCCATATTCTTTTCTTTTGGCAGTATCATCAATCGATTTGAACTTGACTATTTCTGCCTGAGCGTCTTTCAAACTTATTTTTTTATCCTTTACGGCTTGAATTAGGGCGTTTTCTGTTTTTGTGTAACTGCTCCACACAGAAGTAGAGACAACCTTCCAATTACTCTGGTCTTCAGCTCCACCAAGTTTGTTTGGAATGGTGTGGTCGAGTTTGACTTCTTTAGTATCTCCGCCATAGTGAGCCTTCTTGTATGCCTCAGAGTCTTCAACTGATTGTCTGGCAACAACCACAATGCCTCCATCGCTCACTTGGATAATCTTTTGTCCTGCAAAGATTCTTGAGACCGTTGTTTCAGGGTCAACTCCAAAAGCCTGGGAATAAAGGGATATTGTACTAAACAGGTCTTTTTGACTTATCTTTTTGTTTAATGGAACAATTTTTGTCTTGCTGTTCGCCTCAATTTTGATTGAAGTTGAGAATCCGAGACCATCAAGAATCATTGAGCCAAGGGGGAAAGATGAGGCTGGGTCTTTTGCTAGGTCTGAGAAGTTTTCAAAAGGAAGAGGAACTGGAATTAAGCCTCTAGCAACATTCTCAAGGTTCATATAGTTACCGTTGTAGTCATAACGATTCCAAATATCTCTCAGTAATCCAGCCATAGGTGCAAGTTTTCCCTCAAAGAAGCTCTCAAGAGCGTCTAATGGAGTTTGCATACCATATTCCGTTAAATCCATATTTACATACTCACCCTTTGAATCTATCTTCCAAAATCCCAATACGCCATCGTGGTAGGTTGGAACGAGTTTTGAGGCAAGAGTAATTAAACCAGCCATACCACCTGAAATATCTACCCAATGACCAAATACCTTAATTTTTCCAAAGTTTGTGCTTCTTGAATCCTCTTCAACGGCTTCTGGGTCAATAAGTTTAGCAAGAGTCAATAAAGCAGCCATTGTGCCAATAATTCTTAGTGTAGATTCGGCAGCTTTTCTACGAGCAAAGCGTTCTCCTGAGTTTTTTGGCTCACTTATTCCAAGTTTCTCACTAGCAACCTCCGTCACCAGTTTTGCTGGGGCTAGAAGAGTGTCAATGTTTGACTTTAAGAATCTTGCAGAGAATAAAAGGACGTTCAGATTGTTGGCAACTGGCTCGAGGCTTCCAAGATTTCCTCTTCCCGTAAGAGAACCAATCATATTACCAAGAGGTCTTGCTTCTTCCTTGTTGAGAGTATTTACACCATTTTGCTCGGCTTGAACAATTATTCTATCCGCCAAGTCTGCTCTCAAACGCAACGCTCCACCCATATAGGCTACTTCTGAGGCTTTGAATATTCTTCCTAATATAGGTATTTTCTCTGGTACTGATGTTGGATACGCCTCTTCAGACAACACACCAAGTCCATAACCACCAGCGTCGTATTTTCCATTTACCGAGTTTGGTCTTGAATAAATATCGGCTTTAATTGAGTCCATAACGGCTTGGTCTCCAGAAGTCCACCACTTTCCCTTGGCAAAAGTTTGTTTACCAGTGTCGCTCCACGACTTTAAGAAATGTTTAGCCCAAATCTTAGATGTTTTTGGGTCAGCGAGAACTTTAATTCCCTGTCTTCCCCACAAAGAGTTATCAAAAGCAGCTATTGAAGATTTCATAAATCCTGGGAAACCCTTTATCCCTCTAAAAATCTTTTCAAGGATACTACGCTTGAAAGTTCCCTCTCTTGCCTGAAGTTTCATCTCGTTGTAGTAATTTTCAAGAGACACTTTGTTTATTCCAAGTGATTTTGCGTCCTGTGGATTTTTAAAAGTGCCATCTTTATTTGCTTTTGCCTGTAGTTCGGTGACATTTTTAGATAGTTCTGCCAATTGGTTAGCTTGTTCGACATCAAGATTTATTCCTAGTCTGCTTGAGACGAGGTCTTTAAGAAACGCCTTCTCTTCTGAGGGAGATAACACAGTTTCAAGAGACCTAATTTTGTCAACCATTCCTCTTTTTACTGCTGGTTTCAAACCAGCTAGGTTTTCAGCCCATCTTATTGTTCCGAGTTTCCAATTTTTAAGAAGAAGTTTGCTTTCAAGCTGTGCGTTGACCTTGGTGGCATTTTCCTCGCCAAACATATCGGTAAATAGCTTATGTCTGTCTTCTGAAGACATACTATTTAATTTTTCAGGGGTGATTGTGCCATCAAGAAGTTTCCTCTTAAAATTGTCAACATATTTAGGTATCAAGCACCAAGCCATATTATTTACATTTTATCTCTTCCAAGAACGATGTCCAATCTCGAACTTTTGGTTGAGTCTTAGTAATACTATCCTTCAATTTAGCAGTTTCTTCTTTAACGAGAGTTTTTGTTGTTTTTCCAGTCTTCTTTTCAATTCTCTTTTGTTTTTCAGCAAGAACGCTTCCGAGAAGGTTGATTGGAGAAAGTGGGTCTCTTGCAGCTCTGATTTGGAGTTCCTGAGCCGTTCTACGACCACTCAACACGTCTGCTCTGGCAATATCAATCAATTGTTGTGTATTTTTTGATTTTATGGCTCTTTCCTCAGCAACAATACGGATAGCTTCTTCCAAAATCCCCTTGGGAGGTGTACGAAGACCCAAAGCGACTTCAAGGGCTTGTTTTGGTTTACTATCGTAAAACTTATTTGCTCTGATTATTTGTGAGCGATTTTTAGATGGGGAATATTTATTATCCAGAGATACTCCGAGTTTTTTTGCCAACTTTTTGACAGCAGGACTAACTTTTTGTTTTTCTCCACGAGTGGCAACTGGTTTAGAAGGTTTTTTGACTGTTTTCTTGTTTTTGGTTACTTTTACTTCTGGGGTTGGTTTTGGATTTGGAAGTTTATGTTTTGAAATGAGCTGTCTAAACTCCTCTTCATTACCAGAAATTACAAAGTTTGCTTTTGCAATCGCACCCTCTTGTGTTCTACTGTCTGCAATATATCTCCCAGTGGAAGATTCACTGACAACCCAACCACCAGTTCCTTCGTGTATAAAAGTATCAATACCATCAATGATTTTTACTGGAGTTCCTTTTACCTCGACAATTCCTTCTTCCTTAATAATCCTATAGGTTTTGGGTTCATTTGTTTCTTTTGTAGAAACTGGAGTTTGAGATAATTTTTTATCTAACTCTTCCAATTGTTTTATTTTCCTGTCCAATATTGGTTGGGTTTCGTCAATATATGATTCGTTATTGATTTCTTTTGCTCTGGCAATTTGTTTCGTAAAAAACTCAACATCATCTTTTAGTTTTATTGCGTCTCCCAAATCAGAATATCTACTCATTTCTGCTGGAGTCATTTCTTGTTTCTCCAAAAGATGATTAGCCTCATCTTTATAGTTTGTGGGGGCAATCTCTTCTTTTACTGGAGTTTCTTTTGGCTTAACTTCTTCTGCTTTTGGTGGTGTCTCTTCTTGTGCAGCTTCTTCCGTTTTTACGGACACATTTTCTTCTGTTAGTGGATTGATTGTCGAAGGTGTAGTTCCCGATGGATTTTTTTCCAAAATGTCTTCATTTATCGTAATGTTGGAGAAATCTCCTAAAACACTAAAACCAGTTCCTCCCAATGCACCACCAAGTCCAGACATAACTCTGCGTTGCTCCTTCTCGTCCTTGCTGATGTCTCTAAATGTCTCTTCAGCAATCATTTGGATATCTTCCTGGGCTATTTCAGTTCCCGCCTCTGTGACTGTTCTACGGACAAGGTTTTTTAGGAACTCTTTAATAAAGAACTTCTTTGTCTCTTTATTATTGAACACTTCATCAGGGACGATTTTATCTAAGAATCCAACAATCAATCCTGTAGCAAGACCTAGTTTCTCAGCCTTTTGAGGGTCAACACCTTCCTTCACAGCCCCCTCTTTAACATCTTGGGCGGTTGAGGTTGCTGAAACTACAAATCCGAACGTCGGATTAACCGCAAAAGTAGCAACTGAAGCAATGACGCTTGGGGCAAGGTTGAGGATTGTTTCTCCAATGTTTTCTTTTGATAGTTTTTGTTTGATGTCTAGGGCTTCCCATTCGGGTCTATTTTGAACATAATCGGACTGTGATAGAGTATCGACAAACTTTTGAATCTTCTGAGAATAAATCTCCCCCTTTGCTTCTTTCTCGTTATACCACTTGAGCCACTTGTCGTTTAAGTTGGTAATGAACTTTGGTTGAAGAATTGATTGGGGGTCTTCCTTTTTGGTGACAAGATTTTTAGCAACTAAATCTGTGGTGAAGTCTAAGCCACTAGCGAGAATGTTTAGAGTGGCAACTCCTGTTTTGGCTGCAAACTTCAATATTTCATCACCAGTCTTACTAATTGTTTCTGGGTGTTCGGTAGTATAAGGAGAAGGAGTTGGTGGAGTTTGTGCAAGAGTCTTTTGGAGAGGTTGAAAGAACTCTTGTTTTTTTAATGGTTGTTGACTTGCTGGAATGGGGTTAGTTACAGGATTAAACAAAGCACTTGGCTTCACCGTTGTTTTGGGGAACGTAGCTGTTGTGACTGGTTGTGATGTAGTTTGTGCTGGTTTAGCAATAGCAGCTTTTACATCAGAGAGCTTGAAATTACTTCCCGATGATTTTGGCGTAACAGTTATTCCCTGAGCCTTTTTTAGGTCTGCCAGTGTAAATGCCATTTAGAAGTTCCATTTTTGATAACCTAAATCTGTCATCGCTTGTACGACGTAATCAAAAGCGGTTTGCTCATCAACCCCACTCTTTAACATAACGGAATCAATTGCTGACTGAACCTCTTGAGCAGATAAAAACTTATCAACCTTTCCTTCTACATTTTTGTCGGCCTCTACGATGGCTGTTCTTGCTGAAACGGTAACTGCTTTTTGCTGGGTGGCTGTTAATCCAGAGCTTCCACCACTTCCAGACGCTTTGGTGACTTTACCACCAGTCGCTTTTTGAGTATTGACGATGTTTCCAGTTTTTTTATCGATAGTGAGGACGGTAATATTTCCATTGTCATCTGTTTCTGTTTTTATCTCGTAGTCTGGAGCATTTTTCTTTTCTTGGGCAGCAATTTCAGCTTGTTTGTCAGTAAGTTGCTTGTTCAAATTGGTCAGATTAGCTTGGTCTGTCAAGAGAGTGTCATTGAGCATTGAATCAATTTTTGCGATACGACCTACACGAGAAGACTCTGAAAGAAATGGATTTTCGTTGACTTCTGACCTACGTTTGTCTGCCTCAGCTTTCTTTTTGTCTATTGCTGCTTGAACATCTGAAATAGACTTTTGAATAGGGCTTAAATCTGGAGAAACTGTAGTTGTTGCGGTTGTTGGTGTCGCAATTGTTCCTGGTTGAGTTCCATTTGCTCCTGGGGCTGAAATTGGAGCTGGTTGAGAGTTTACCTTGTTTATGAAGGTTTGATTTGCGTCTGGAGCAAGACCCGCAGCAACGGAAGTGGCTCTGTTTACTTCTTTACTAACCGCCTGTCCCGCACCAGGTTGATTACTTTCTGAGTGAATTACTCCAGCCTTAGCTTGAAGAGTTCCATTCCAAAATTGTTGTCCGTCATACCAACCACCAGTTTGGGCTGCAACAATAGTCCCGTCGTTTTTCTTAATTTTATTTCCTGCTATTACTATTGCCATATTTTTTAATTATTTCTACTAAAACTACCAATTCCAGAAGCTCCTGATGTACCAAAGAAGTCTGGGACTTCAAATTGAGGTTCGTCTTTGTGTTTTCTTTGCAGACGGTCAGAAACCTTCTTGAAAGTTTGGTTAATAATTTTATCGGCTTTATCAATTGCTGATTTTGCTTTTGCGTCATCAATGTTTTGAACAAGGTCAGCGTAAGCATATAGCATAATGGCTTCGTTCACTACATCAGCCCAGTCGGTAAAAATAGTAACGTCTCCATCACTGGTAAGTGCAGCAGATTGCATAATTCCCCAGAAAATAAGATTTGCCGAACCAGAAGTTGTTGGTGTAGGGTGAATAAAGATTTGACGACCAAACTCAGCAAATATTTTATCTTCACAAGTTGGTTCTTCCTCAACCTTTTTCAAATAGTCTTCAAAAATCCATTCTTTATATTTTGAATCTCCATCAACAGAAATCTTAAATACCGATTCTGACTCACAATTGTCTGGATAATCATAATATTCTTGATTGGCTACTGTAGCTGTCACAAAACCCTTTTTAACCTCACTCCAGGGCTTTGAAGCAGCAACCAGGAGATAACTGTCGTCAATCGAACTTTCTATTCTTGTTGGTGTGAAGTAGGTACTTGTTGACACCGCCATTAGCTTCGGTTGGAGTTTGGTTTTGATTTCGCCTCTTGTTCTCATATCTATTAGGAATATATCACCTAAACCTCTGATGAGATTTCGTTGAATAAATAAATAATATCGAAGGTGTAATTTTGATTGTCTAAAGGTGTGTCTGTCCCCCCTTGGACTATTTCGTAGTGGTGAACATAGGCAGTAAAACCGATATAACCATCTCCAATGTAGTAATCAAAAGTTTCTTCCAGTACCTCATCATCGTTCCAGGTTGACTCGTGAGAGCCAGGAACATTTATTTTTGTTCCATCGTAACAAGTGACAGTTACTAACGCTATTGGGGCATATCCAATCGTATGGCTTTCTCCGTCGTTAATAATTCCCCCGTCAGCCGTGCTAAGGGTAATTGAATCAAACGACCTTTTCCCCAAAACACCTCTTCCTGAAGTAAAGACATCTTCAAAAGGGGTAGAAAACTTAACATCGTTTCCTGTTTTACTAATTTTTAGTCCATAATTTCCAGCGATATAGTATCTGAGTGATTTTTCTTTTGCTTGTTTGGTTGATGTAACGGTATATTTTAAGTCTTTATCTACTTCTATTTGTCCCGCAGTTTCATATTCAATTGTTAAAACTGGGTATTTTCCCGAAGCATAAGTTCCGTTCCATCTTTGCCAAGCATAGAAAATCTGGGTCGCATAAAGAGCCATTCCGTCATCATCAAAGATAAATCCCATTGAGTTCCCACTTGACCAGCCTCCCCTATCTACAATTTCTTGAACAATGGAAGTTATATCTGAAGTGTCGACGTACTGCTCTTCTGGCATACCACCAGCCCTGTCCCAGTCAACAGAAGCCGTTGTTTTTGTTCTTTGGGTAGGAATATCACTAGGATAATCTTCAGTGGGAAACTGAGCTGTTGAGTCCTCGTCCATTCCATAAATCTTTGTGTAGATATTTGTTGAAGTTGCATACCAACATTTTAGAGAAATCTTTGCCGAAGTAATTGTTGCCCCCTGCGGAATCGTAACATTAACAAATCTAAGAGACATACTTTCGTGACCGAAAGTTCCAGGGTATCCAACATATAGGTCGTCGTAATTCCAATTCCAATAATCACCAGGCCAGAGATACCCCTCATTTCTTGTTGATTGTATTTCTTGTGTAAAAGTTGCCATTTTAGTTTACTGGGTCAGCACAAATATAATACATATAATCCAAAATTATTTCGTGGTCATAAAAATATTCAGTTGTGTAGGAAATTATCAGGGTTGTGGTACTTGCAACCCAAGAATATCTTTCCCATTGGTGTAAACCAAAAGTATCTTCCCAATTAAAATCACGATATCTTTCAACAGTAGCCCCGTTTTCATCAATATATTGACCATAAACAAAACAAATTGGAATATACCCAAGGTTGTGAGTAATTGTGACTGAAACAGTATTTTGATTGACCGCCTTGGTTAAAGTTCCTGTATCAGAGTCAATTATTTTAAGAAGGGGATACTTTGAATGAAGAAGTTGCTTCTGGTCAGCAGAAGTGACACCATATCCCGATTTACTGATTTTTATTCCGTAGTTAGCCATATAAAATAAAGTAAGTTACATTTGATTGAACACTCATAAAATCTGGTTGATAGTGGCTGATGTAGATATTGGAAGTATCGAAAGTAAAGTCAATAATTTGGCGATATGCTTCCACTGTTGGGTCGTAGTAATAAACCAGCACGATAAAAGGAAACTCAGAAGAATGACCAATGGTTAAATTGATTGGTTGACTGAAATCAAAAGGGACTTCTCCAGACTCAACAATCTTCATACAAGGATATTTTGAAGTCATCACCAAATCCTTGTCGTCACAAGTCTTTACGTCAAACCCTGGTAGCGATATTCTGATTCCATAGTCCATATTTGGTTTTTAGAACAAACCAGAGCCAAAACCAAGGATAATTCTGTCGTTTGTTCCGTCACTAATAATAATTCTCCCGTTTGTTCCGTCAATATAAACATTTCCACTTGTTCCGATGTCAACTCTTCCAGCAATGAAGGAGTTTGCTGCGATTGTCCCTTTGAAGGTAGCGTCACCAGTAGTTCCATCAATTGTCACTGTTGTTTCGTTGTCTTTATTTTTGGCAGAGATTCCGTTTGGACTGATGTTTACCTCTCCTGATACCCCATCAACATATTTTCCAATTTTGATAGCTCCGAACTCTCCAAAGGTGTATTCGGACAAGATTCTTCTTTCTTGAGTGTTGAGAGAATCAGCAATGACAGAGTTTGCTATGGTTTGAGTAGGAAAGTTACGGACAGCAGTTTCATCTGGTTTCAGGTTAGTCTGAGATGTTCCACCAGAAGGATTTGTCACCTCAACAGTTCCGTGTTCCGTTGAAGGAAATGGATTTTCTTGAATGACCTCTGATTTTAATGTTTCTTCAGCCATAGTTAGTTAAAATTGGCAAATATCTGTTTTACTGTTGGGGTAGTATTTCCACTTGGGGTTAAAACAACTTTTAGATTTAATACTCTTCCATAACTTCCACACAAGAAGGACGGGTCTCTCATTCCAGCGGTTGCAGTGGTCACTTCATCAGCCATAATTGCCTGTGTCCAAACTCCTGTGTGGTCAAGGTCGTAATAAACTGCGATTGAACAGCCAGTTGGAATAGTTTTGGTATTCAAATCAATTGAAGTTACTGTTGATTCTTTTGGTAGGGTCAAATCCAGTGAATAGTATTCGGCTACTGCTTTGGTTGCCGTATCAACCTTTTTAATTGCGTGAGTTGTTGATTGTTGGTAAGAGACAAAGACCTGTTCGGCAATTTTACCCAAAGCTCCAATTTCTTCTGCCTGGAGATATTGTTCTAAGTTTAGAGTGTGCGATTCGTTCTTCTTCTTACGACCATAAGACCAAATACCTGAGTAAGAACCTCCAAAGAGTCCGAACAAAGCCAATCCGCCTTGTTCAGTGACCCCACCTGGGTTTGCCTTACCGTCCAACTGACAGACAGGCATATTGTTGACCATATCTGAGTAATAAAGAAGATTGTCACCAGCAGACATCAATAGTAATTCCGATTGAACAATTGCGTTTATTGTTTTTGAAGGAATACGATTTTTATTTAACCAAGAGATAGCTGTTTGTTCCCAAGTCAAAAGCCAAGACTCACGAGAGCCATCTCCTCCACCAATCATTACTTGGTTGCCATACTCGGTAATTGCTTTTGAAGTGACACCAGGGCGTAATAGGAGGGCTTCGTTGGTGTAGGAACTGTCGTAGCCAATCATTCCTAAAAACTTTCCGTTACAAATCATCAAAGCACCATTGGCTTGAGCAAGAGAGTGCCAGGTCTGAGAAGTGAGGTTTGTTTTTTGCCAAGAACCAGCATTAACATCAGTTGTCCAGTTTGAGGGAAGTGCGGTTCTATTTACCTTTGTTGCTGTTGTCCAAACAAGGTAAGTTGTGGTTGAGTCATACCATTCGGCTGCTCCAGTGATTCTTCCATCTCCGTCTGTATAAACGACACTCCAAACTGCCGAAGCAGTGCGTTTGTAAATCTTCCCAGAGTCTCCAAAACAATAAGTATTTCCGTCTGTAGAATTAACAATCCATAAAATTAGGTCGGTGACGACTGTATCTGCCCCTGAAGCACCAGTGCCATCGGAAACGAGGGCTTGGTTACAAACCAAAACATCTTCTTCTCCCCTGATATTAAGATTCTTACCCATTAAAAACGAACCTGAAATACCTCTGTCTGAGTAGTCTGACTTTCCGCCTCTGAATGATTTAATTTCAAATCTCATATATGCTGAATATATCAGCTTACTTTGTAGGTAAGCACCTTGCTAATTCCGTGACGCTCTTCTGTCCGATAAAGATATGTGTAAGTTGTGCCAACGGCTGAGTATTTATCGGTGAATGTTGTCCCTTTGTCGGAGTATTCGGAAGTAAATACCTGATTTTGTTTGTGGTAAAGCTCAGTAAACTCATTGTTTGTGATGATGTGGTAACTCAAACGCAAGGTGAGTGTTGGGGCGGTAGCAAGAACTGTGTATTTAAGAGTTTTTTCAACCTTAATGGACGGAATCATCTTGTAAAGAAGACTCTTTGTGATTGCCGTCATTGTTCTCACAATGTAGTAAGCCAAACTCTTTTCTTTGGCTGATTGGGTTAATGAAACAGCATATTTCAACGATTTGGAAACCTCGGTTCTTTGGACAACGACATACTCAAGAGACTTCGTTATTTCTACGGGAATACTGATTATGTATCGCAAATCCTTAGTTATTTCAGAGGTAAGAGAAACGGTGTATTTAAGTGCCTTGCTTAATGCCCCAGTTGACTTGATTCCATAAGTCAAAGACTTTCCAATGGCTGTCTTTGCACTCTTGACGGTATAGGTGAGTGATTTACTTATCGCAGAGATGGTAGCCTTTATGTCGTATCCTAGTGACTTGGTGAGGCTGGAAGATGTGGCAATTTTATATCCGAGAGATTTTGTGATTGCCGAAGGGAATATCTTGACAGTATAGGTAAGAGATTTTGTTTTTGATACAGGAGCAAGAACTTTATAGGTTAGGTCTTTATCAACTTGGACAACGGAAGTTCCCACAACCTCATAACGAAGAGATTTTGTTGTTGTTGTGTAGCTAATTCCATCAAGAATTATCTTCCCCGAATCTTCTTGGAGAAGAAATGTGTCGTCTTCTAGTTTAAGAAAGTAAAAAGCCATTTTATTGTTTGTGTTTTCAGGTTCATTGTATTGTCCCTTTGTTTTTAATTAAATTATCCGACACCTAGCATAGCGAATTGTTTGATGGAAGAAACTGTTTCAATAATTAAAGACGAATCTGTTGAATCCGTAAATGAAGGCGTTGATGTTCCCGTTATGGTGTCTGAATGTTGAATGGCAATTTTCCCGTTTGAACCCCCATATGTTGAGCCTCCACCGTTTGTCGCAATTACATTTCCAGTTCCGAGACTTGCAGTTACACAGACAAAAAGAATATATCCTCCCGAACCTCCAGCACCCTCTTGATTATCTCCGTAATAAGAGTTGTGACCGTCTTGTCCTTTTGTCGTTACTGTATTACTACAGGTAATATCGGGAGAAATAATAATTAAAATTGCACCACTTCTTCCGCCTTCTCCTGAATGAGCAGAACCATCAGCTCCCGTTCCACCACCACCACCACCACCACCTAACGAAATGTTAATTCCGTCTGTACTATCAGATGACGCACTACCACCAATACAGTAAGGGGCTTGATATCCTCCACCAGCAGCTAAATGACCTCCACCAGCAGCAACTCGCCAATCTCCATTCCAACCACCACCACCGCCAGTTGTGTTGTTTGAGGTACTTGTACTCCCCGTTCCAGTTTCTCCTTCGCCTTGATAACCAACTAGATTAGCTCCAGTTCTATCTGCACCTCCACGATATCCCTTTCCAAGTCCATCTAAAGCACCACTAACAGTAATGCTTGTTGAAGCGGCAATAACTTCAACTCCTCCAGTTGTTCCGTTCCAGGCTGTAGTTGAATGAGCTGAAACCGTTGCCGTTGTGTATCTTGGAATCTTTATTATTTGTGCCCCAGTTCCAAAAGTATAATGATTGGCTACCTCCATTGTGAGAGAGGTTGAACCTCCACCAGAAGTAATTTGGTTGATTTCCCACTGACCCACACCAGTTCCTTGAGTCTGGTGAATCAAAACTAAATCTCCGTTTGCAAAAGATGATGAACCAGCAGTACCAGCCGTTGAAGAAGCTGAACCTGTATAAGTAGCACGAGTATTTGGGTCTGAAGAAATTGTTGCCGAACCATCTGCACCATCACCTACCCAAGAAGCCAGGACTCTATCTATTTTTTGCCAGGCGTTAAGTACAGCCATTATTTGTAGAATATCATCGCTTCTAGGGCGGTGGTTGGGGCTGTATTTCCTCCACCTGTTGTGGTTGCTGCGATACTCATTGCAGTGTCAAAAGGGATACCAGCCAACAGCTCAAGGTTTGCACCAGAAGCAGCAGGAATACAGAAAACAAGTTTGGCAGTGGAAGTGCCAACCGTAACGGAAGCAGCTGCAATGTTGTAAATCTCTACATAAGTGGCAGCCGTGTTTGGATTGTAAATATAGTATCCTCCAAACTTTCCAGCACCAGCTTTGATGACCTGTGCGGTAGCAGTGAGAGCTGTGTAGGTGTCACCAGAGGTGTAATTACCAACAGACCAACCACCTGTTGTTCTTGGAGCAATATCAACATCACCGACAAGATTAGTTCCTGCTGCGATTGAAGTAACATCAACATCACCGATGTCCACACCAGAGTTGGCTGTTAGTTTACCAATTCCAGCAGTTCCAGCCGCCAAGGCGATTGATTGGGAAGCTGCAACATTTACAGTTCCGATAACTTTAGTTGTTTCAGCTGCGAGAGTTGCTTGTGTGGCGAAAGTTCCAGCATTTGTGACTGCCTGTGAAGGTGGGGCTTGAACAGAAGCAGAAATCTGCTTCATAACTTGCATTAAAGTAACGGCTGTCGTGTCTGTGGCAGTTGATTTTGCGTCAGCTTTTGCACCAATTGTGACGATAGAACCATCAACATAGGTGTTAATTGCAGCTTTGGAAGCCACAGCTGCTTGGTCTGAAGCAATAGTTACCCTTTGAGAACCCGTGCCAGTGTTACCAGCACCCATTAAAGTAGTTACACCGTTTATTTGGGCTACATTAACCGAAGCATTGGCGGGAAGAGTCAGGACATCAGTTTGCATATGAGTAGCTGATACCGCACCCGCTAGAGTGGTTAGGTCGGCATTGGTTACAGCAACAGTTCCGTCAACCGTGATTGTATTTCCACCGTCTTGAATGTTTACGGCAGCAGCACCAGTGGAGTTGTTGATTGTTACATCACCAATATCTACACCAGAGTTGGCTTGGTTGGTTGACTGGACAGCGAAAGTTCCTGCATTGGTTACTGCGTGAGAGGGAACGGAGGCTAGAGAAACAGGAACGGCAGTTGCTCTTAATTGAGCGTCAGTTAAACCCTGAGCGGGTGGTGTGAGGGTCGTAATCTGAGCAGCTGTTAAAACAACAGGGGTTGAGGCGGCAGCCAGGGCTTGACCCAAAGCTGGAGTTTTGGTGTCAATGTTGTCTAAAACAGTATTATCAGTGGCACTCAGATTGGCTGTGACTGTTCCTGAAACTGGCTGAGTAGTAGCTGCGTCATCGTAAAATATCTGCAATTTGTCGGTATCCGACATCGTTCCTGTGTCGTAGGTCAGAGTTAAGACATTTGTGGCAGCCGTTCCGCCTTTGGCTGGGTCAGCAAAATTGTAAATAATGATATTGTCAGTGATGTTTGTGATGAGAAGAACTCTCTCAACCACAATTGGGTTATAGTCAGTAAAAGTAATCTGTTTTGCTGAAGCGTCGAATGAGTAGTTTAGAACTAGTATTTTCATATTTTTTATAAGGCTACTGAATAAGCGATTGCCATAATGTTTACTTCTTTGGTCAGATTCTCTTTCGTGACCTTTTTAGTAGCTCCAGCCGTCACATCAACGATGGGAAGCTCATCTGTCCCAATTGGTGCGGTATAGTTTGTTAGTTCGCTTATTTTTTTGTCAGCCATTTTATTTGAAGTCTATTAAATTGGTATCCTCAGTAATAATCACTTCCCCTGAAGGCATAATCATCAGGTTTGTCTTATTGGTTCGGTTAAAAGTCTTTGTCTCGTAGCCAAAACAATATGCTGTGATAAATGTCTCATCACTTGCTCCCATATTCAACCTTACTCGCTTGTAAAAGTGGATTAGCTTCATTCTTTGAGGATTAAATAAGAGAGTGAAGGGTGCTTTTCCGTCGGACACCATTTTGAATACCGCAAGTTCAGACTGGTCTATTTCTTTGAATTGATGGAAATTGCCATCATCATCGAACTGTTTGAGAACTTTTCCATTGTCGTAACGGGCTTCCCAGCACCAATTTTCCTTCATTACATCTTCTAAGATACCGTCTCTGTTAAACTTATAGGTCATTGTATTGTCTTGTGTCTCCATTGTATTGAAGTTATTTAGTATTTCCCCTTTTTAGGGCTTCTTGTGATATTTTTTCGTAATTTGGGTCAAGAGTAATTTGGTGTTCAATTTGAGATGGGGTAAATCCTGTTTGGCAACGGTGATTTAGATATTCCGTCTCGTTTTTGAACTCTTTTTTACACACTGAGCATATTTCCATAATTTTTAGGCTGTTTCGTCATACTGGTAAGACATTGTTGAGGTAGAACCCGCAATATCGGCAGCATTAGTAACAATTTGGTGAATCAAGTAGTCTGAGTATCCTGCTCCTGTTAGAGAACCTGTCAATGAACCGCCAATTCCAAGATTTGAAGAGGCTGGAACTGAAGTAGGCATTGTTTGGTCTGAACCAGAGATAGCAGTCTTTACTGGAGTGGCGTAGGTTGCAGCACCAGCATAGGCAGACAATCTTGCGTTAGTGACGTGAGTAGCAGCTCCACCCAAAGCACCAGTTCTCCACACTTTGAGGTTATTGATAGCTGAAGAGCCACCAAGGTTGGTCAAGTGCATACGTTGATACTTAGCGTAGGTTCTATCACCAGGGGTCACAGGATAAGCAACTGGGTCTAGGTTTGCAGCCTCAGTGTTACCCATATTGGTATTTGTGATGTTGTGAGTGATTGTTTCTCCTGCTCCATTACTTTCGCAGATTTCGAGTGTTGCAGCCATATTTTGTTTTTATTATTTATTAACTATTAAAGACTTGCTAATGCGGATTTCTTCCAGTTTGCGTCAGCGATTGTGTTGGCAGCAGTGCAGATGTAAATGTTTGATGTATCAACCAATATCTCTCTGGCAGCCCCAACAGTTCCGTCAACTCCTCCACCAAGGAAGGTTGCAGCAGCAGCCCAAGAGCCGTCTGCGAGGGTTTCAGCGATTGCAGTAGAGTTTCCAATGACACCTTTAACTTTGTTGGTAGCAGTCATTGTGGCGACTGAGGCTTTAACTGCGGTAGCTAGAGGATTAACAACAGTTCCAGTTCCATAGTTTGTGCCAATTCCCGCACCGAGAGTAATTGCTAGAACTAGGTTGTCGATTGAGTGTTCCACATTGTCAGAGATTAAAACATCGTTAGCAGCTTGAGCGTCAATTCCACCTGTCAAGGTTGTTGCACCCCAAGTAGCGTGAGTGGCAGTGCCTAGAGTGTCGTATTGATTTCCGAGGAAGCCAACCGAGTCATAAGTTACCAGCATTGTGTCAGCGGAGGCTTTTGTGGCTGTTACCATACCTTGAGAGAGAGTTCCTGTCGCATATTTAGTTCCTTCACCAGCTCCACCTTCAACAGCTGCAATTAAGTTATCCAATGAGTGTGAAGTAGTGTCATCAATCAAGATTTGACCAGCAGTAGGAGTAAGGGCGGTCTTGAAAGTATAGGTTGTGTTTCCCATAATGACAGTATCGCCATCGTGAGGTTGTTCGGTGTTCATTGTGAGAGTTCCTGTAGCAGCAACTCCAGCACCTAGAACTGACATAAAGCGGTAAGTTACCCCACCAAGAGAAACAGTCGCTTGATTTATTGGGTTTGTGCCAATAGTTAAAAGTTTAGAAGCAGCGACAGCGTTGACTGGAGTTCCAGATTCAATTGATAGATTTGAGAGAGCTTTTCCAGTGAGGTCAAGAGAAGCAGCGAGTTTTGCGTCAGTGACAGCTAAAGCGTTGATTTTTGCAGTAGTTACGGCATTGTCATCAATGTTTGAAGCAGTAGCTTGGTCAACTAAGTCCCAAGCAGCGGTTGTTGTCGTACCAGTGTTCATATATTGTCCGTTGCCTGTAGCGTCGGTCTTTGTGAAGAAAGCACCTTTGGCGAACCCTGAGTAACCAGTTGGAACGGTTAAACCAGAAGCAGCAACAATCATTCCATCAACATTTACCGCAACAATAGCGTTTGTGAGATAGGGAGTGAGAGAAGTAAGGAAGGCTGCTTGAGAGACTGTTCTTTGAGCCGAAGGGATTAACTCAATATAGTCAATTTTGTTTTGTGTTTTAATTGGGAGGTCGGATTTGATTTCAAATACTGCCATATTAGTTATTTTTTAATAAGTTTTTAATTAACTCATCTCTGGGGATACTGCTCGTCCCCAGAGTGAATCAACTAACCGACTTAGATGTAAAGCAGTGCCATCGCACCAGCCTTGCGTCTTTCGTCAACTACCTTAGCACCGTAGATGTTTAGACCTTTGTATGCTTTTCCGAAGTCACCGATTAGGTCTTCAATTCCAGACTCAACCCAACCCATAGCGAATGTCAACCAAGATTTGTGGATAGCGAGAACTTGGTATCCATCGGTATTGTCACCAGCCACTTGAGTGTTACTGAAGATTTGGAATCCAGCCATCATACCAATGTATCCTTTAAGAACTTTGGCATATGCACTTTCAACAGCAGGGATTATCTCAGGAGCTTGAAGAATTATGGCTTCGATGGAAGGAGGAACGATAAGGAAGCGGTCTTCAGCAGGAATCTGAGCCTCATCTAGCTTTGTTTTTAGAGCCAAAACTTGAGAGTAGATAAGAGCCTTTGTTGTTTGGAGTTTAGCGACAGATTCGACAACGTAGGAAGCACCAGCAATTGCTCCACCATCGTAGGCAGCAACATTGTCGTCAGAGTCGTTTACCACAACACCTTCGGTTGTTGAACTTACGGAAGCAACACGATACCAACCAGTGTGTCCAACAGCTTTCAAACCTTTTCCAACCCAAGCTGAAGTTACTGGAGTACCCCCTGCAACTACGAAAGCACCACTTGTGACAGTGATTGTGATTGTAGTAGCGTCGTTAGCGTCAGTTCCAAGACGGTTTCCTGAAGCAACATCTCCACCGAAACTTAAAACGTAAGAATCAATTTCTTGTTTTAATGTTTTAGCGAGAGTCTCTAGGAGAGAACCTTCGGGATTCTTAACCCAAGAGTGGAATCTTTGAAGAGATTGAATCTTGAAGTAGTAAGATTTTTGAACACTGGTCTCAAGAACACCGACAGACTCCGAAACGTCATCTGGAGAAGCCATTGTTGTACCACTATACGTTCTAAGAGCAATAGCTCCGAAAGTAAGAATGTTCAATTTTGATAATTTATCTTTGATTTCACCTTCGTAATCTTGGTTTGTGACCTCCATTGCGATGGATTTTTCAAAGAATAGAGAGATAACCTTTTGGGAAAATCCCTCTGCGAGAGTTGTAGCGTATGTCGCCATTTTCTTTGTTAGAAAATAATAATATTGTTTTCCGTCTTTACAAAGAAAGGTTTGGCAACTAATAGGAATATCGAACAAGCCATTCAAAATGTCAAGTTTCCTGTTTTTTTGTGCTATCGACTAGAATCGAACTAGTTTTTTCTGCTTTTCGGACAGACGTATCCACCTGGTCTACGACAATAGCTTCTGTGCCAACTCAAGGTAATGCTCCTAGCTATCCTTTCGGAAGAGGTTTTACAAACCCCCGCAGTTCTTTACTGCAAACGTTGGCGTGGCTGGAAAGGTAGGAATCGAACCTACATAAATACCTTAACAGGGTATCGTCCTGCCGTTGAACGACTATCCAATATAAAGAAACCACCGAATCCCGATGGCTTCTTCTGGTTTAACCGAGTAAAGCCTTAGCGAAAAACTATGTTATGCCGTTTCTCTACTTTACAAAATTACCCAATGATTTAATATACACCATTGTTTTCTCCCAGGGATTTGAACCCCAATATGCAGAGTCAAAGTCTGCTGTCCTGCCGTTAGACGAGGAGAAAATAGGGGTGACTTAGCGGTAACGCTCCGCTTATTTTCTGGTTCACAGCCAGACGGCTTAACTTTTCGCCCAAAGACACCATAGTGAAGTTACAGAGAATCGAACTCTGGTCATCGACTTGAGAAGCCGAGGTTCTTACCACTAAACAATAACTTCGTCAGTAGTGCTACGCAGAATCGAACTGCGTTCTCCTCCTTGAAAGGGGGGAGTCTTAGCCAATGGACGATAGCACCAGAGCGGAAAATGTAGGAGTCGAACCTACCTGTCCTTGCGGACTCAGTTTTCAAGACTGTTGCGACACCAGTACGCTTTAATCTTCCAGTGTGCTCTCTAAGGGAATCGAACCCCTGCCTTCTCGATGTAGACGAGAGACGCTGCCATTACGTCAAAAGAGCCTGGTACTCGTTGAGAGAATCGGACTCCCGTGAAGTGCTTATAAGACACCCACACTACCATTGTGCTAAACGAGTGTGTACCATTTACGAATCGAACGTAAATCATAGGTTTAGAAGACCTACGCTCTATCCATTTAAGCTAATGATACTTATGTGCGTCGAGAAGGAGTTGAACCTTCACGCCTTTCGGCACAAGTTTCTAAAACTTGTATGTCTGCCAATTTCATCATCAACGCAGTGTACAGAATCTAGGGGTCGAACCTAGTACACCTCGAATATCAGTCGAGTGCTCTACCAGTTGAGCTAATTCTGTGTATGTGCTCTTAGGTGGTGCTGCCCCACCGACGTTTCGGTTAAAAGCCGAATGCTCTACTGTTGAGCTATAAAAGCAAAGGTGGGAGTAGGTAGAATCGGACTACCGCATAACGGGTTAAGAACCCGCTGCCTTACCACTTGGCGATACACCCAAAGAGGTTGATGTCAGGTTTGAACTGACGAATGGCTACTTTGCGGGTAGCTGACTTAACCGCTTGTCTAACCGACCATTGTGGAAAGTTAGGGAATCGAACCCTACGCAATCTCATTGCAAGTGAGATTCGCCAACCTTGGAACATTACTCCCCGTGTGAGCAAGATACGAGAATCGAACTCGTGACAGTCTGTTTGGAAAACAGATACTCTGACCTGCTGAGTTAATCTTGCTTGTGGAGGACTTATTTGAAAACACTCCTCCTATGTTGTGGCAGACAATCTAAGGTTCGGACTTAGGACAAGCGTTTTGGAGACGCTTATGATTCCACTTCACCAATTGTCTATTGTTCAGGATAGTAGAGTCGAACTACTTTGAGAGTGCTTATGGGACACTCACGATACCAACCGCCCACCCTGATTAAGAATACTGGGCGGAGTGCTCCCAGAGATTTCTCTCTATTTCAGTTATGGGTTCAGATTTCTCCAAACTCATTTCACTCCCCCCGATATTCTCAATGTTAAGTTGCGTATCTACTGGTAGTCGAAACCAGGTCTCTACTTCGACAGAGTAGCGTGTTAACCGCTTCACTATAGACACAGAGAGCCAATTGAAGGAATCGAACCTTCGTCCTCTGTTTACAAAACAGTAGTTCTGCCATTGAACTAAAGAGGCATTGATAGATGGCTTACGTCACCTGTCGTGGTCTAAGTAGGAGGTGCTGCCCCTCCGACCAATGCTCCCAAAGCACTTATGATAGCTGTTTCACTATACTCAGAATAATTAAATATACTACAAAGTTGTGTCAATATGCAACAAATCCCCCTTTCGGGGGAAATGT